ACTCATACATTGGCGAACTAGATAGTATTGTATGCTCGAATGATTTGGCGTGCCATATTATCTTCTTCATATTTACTCTCCTTTCTCTTTAAGGTTAGATATTATCTTGTTAAATGTCCTCTCGGATAGTAGTTGGGATATAAAATCTAATACTAATCCCTCCCTTTCATCTTCCGACACCAAACCCTGTTGTAGGTTTATATCAAAATCACCATTTAGTTTCCTATATCTTTCTCTCCACTCCTCTTGCTTCTCTGATTCAACTAATGGTTCTGTATTTAATTCTTTTAACTCCCCTTTCTTCCCTCTAAATATAACATCCTCATTATGTTCAACCTTTTCCAACTCTGATTTAAAATCTATATTCTTTGCTACTACTCCCCCTTGCTTCTCTGGTTCTGTTGAACAGGTTGTTGTGCTTGTAGGAAAGTCTCCTATATAGGTTGTTGTTGATTCTGGTATTACAGTTCCCTCTGGATTAGAGTTTACATATTCTTTCCCCTCTGGTTGCTCACTTTGTTGACATCTTTTCTCTTTAGGCAACAAGCTATCCTCTTTTGTTGACATCTCTGGTTGCTCTTGGGAATTCAATCGGTCTTGATTATATGCTTCTACTAATTCGTTTATCTTATCTACTATCTCAACACACCTATCTAATAATAATATTTCACCAATTTGGAAATCTTCTTCTCCTAGTCTTTTTAACTTCTCAATCTTATCCATCTTTTTATCTTAATAAATTAAATAGAGCCGTGTCGGGTCAATGAACGGCTAGATTTCTACACCACCGATTCTTATTTTTCCATCACCATCCCCTTCGAGGGATTCCTCACTATCATATATATGTTGTACACGATAACCATGTGTAAAGAACGAATCATCAGAAGAAGAATGAGATTTTGTATCAATCGTGCTAATAGTCGTAAGTCCAATGACAAGAATAAAAGCCATTACATATATCATCCATTCTTTCATTTCCCCTCTCCTTTACTTAACTAATTTATATACGATTAAAATTCCAAATTCATTTTGATTTATAACGACAAACTCCTGTATATTATTTTTATTAAGAAATTTTACTAGTTTCTGCGAAGCCATCTCTCCAAACTCATACATTGGCGAACTAGATAGTATTGTATGCTCGAATGATTTGGCGTGCCATATTATCTTCTTCATATTTACTCTCCTTTCTCTTTAAGGTTAGATAAGAATTTCTTATTATCATCTTCAAGATTAGATACCAACATTAAAAGCATATTTGCAAGATTCTCACCGTTCTTTGCTAGTTGAGGAGGATATGCAATTATTGCCATCTTAATTCCTCGGAGTATTTCTTCTCTCCCCTTTATCCTAGACTCTTCTATTTCTTTCTGGTTCATTACTCTAACCTTTAATAATTTAACTAACTATTCCATCCACCCTACACACTCATTTTCGCAAAAGGCGTGGATATGTCCATTAACACTATTTGCCATTCCATAACGAATCTTTCCTCCACAATAAGGACACTCTAATTCTCCAGATACATCTTTACCCTTCTTAATCTCTTCTCTATGTTTATCTAAAATCATTTTACGAACCACCCCTATCTTTTCTATTGTTTTATCTATTTCTTTCATCTCTATTCCTCCTTAAATTAAATTAAACCTTTCTAATCTTTAATTTTTTAACATCTACTCCTAACGCTTTCGCAACCTCGTCCATAGAGTATTCATTACTCTTAATGCTCAATTCCTTCTCAACGTCTATTCCACTTATCTCCAGGAATAGTTCATTGTTCCAATTAGGCAATGTTAATGTCTTTCTTCTATCCTCATCACTCGCATTTTCCCAACTCTTCCTGAATGCCTCTTGGTATTCATAACTTCTTAAATAACCACCAGTCGTTTTATAAGTATCGTGTTCTGTCTTCTCTTCTTCTGTCATTGCATTTTCTGGTATCCATTCCGTAATATCAAAATAGAAGTAATCAGGAAACTCTAAATCGTTCATCGCAATCTCGCAGTCCATATTAAATATTCTTACTTTCGGTTCTGTAGTATTTAAGAACCCTGTATTACTATCCCCTGTATTCCAATTCCCTGTATTCCTATACCCTGTATTCCGATTCCCTGTATTCCTATTCCCTGTATTACTATACCCTGTATTACTATACCCTGTATTCCTATCCCCTGTATTCCAATTCCCTGTATTCCTATACCCTGTATTCCGATTCCCTGTATTCCTATTCTCTGTATTCCAATTCCCTGTATTCCTATTCCCTGTATTACTATACCCTGTATTCCTATCCCCTGTATTATAATCCCCTGTATTACTATCTTCTACTACCGTTTTGATAGAATCCTTCTTCACATACTCAACCCCATCCACCACTATTTCGTTTTTCATATTAAAAATAATTAAAATTAAAGTACACTCTATGAGATACTCTGGGTAAGGATTTGAACCCTACATAGATATTGTCTAGCCGTCTAATATCGTCAATTGGGCTAAACGCATACACTCCCTAGATACTTTCTGCCACCAAAGTACCTCATACAGCATATTATTCAATTTTTAAGAGCAACTAAAAGACTATTCCTTGTTCGCAGGCAATAACTTAACCCACAATCAGGGAACAAGCTTTTAATTTAACATCACCTCACAGTACTCAACGCTATGTCCATTGTCTATGCAATTATTCAATGCCTTACTATATCCATTTCCGAATAATACGATCAATAACCATATAAACAACAACCCCATTATAGAAAGTGCTATATAACCAAACCAGTAGAGTTTTAAGTTCTTGCTACTCTCTACTTTTTTAATTCTTCCTAAAATTTTCATTCTTCATTGCCTTCAATTTATTTATATCTATATATTACTCCTCTAAAGTACCATTGCAAGTGCTTATAGTAATTATTTCTTCTTTAACTTCCACTTACTAGGACTTGATTCTTTCTTTCTGAACACTCCATCAAAAGATTTGTAAAATCCTTCTTCTCTTGCCAACTTTGGGTGCTGGTGTATCTACATGTGACAGGGGTGGCATACTTTCCTAATAGACTTCCCATTGTTAGTTCTTCTGAAGTCATGATGGCCCTCTAGGTTACAGAATACATGACACCTTTCACACTTACCTGTTTCTATCATTAAAATCCTCTAAAAATAAAATTACCTCCCTTAGACTGTTTCAAGTCCTTAGCCTTTTGAACTTCCTTGCTTGATCGCAATTCAGGGTGTAGTTCTTGTACCTTTCTTCTAGCTCTGGTGATTGATTCAAAACTAGGGGCTTTCAGAAAATTGTCTATATTAATAAGCCCGTAACCAACACCCGCTTCTGCAACATACCCCATCGTGTACAAAACATTCCAGATTAGTTTCTTATCAGAATTCCTGCTTACAGGGGATTCTCTTAATATCCTTAGAACAATATCGTATATATTCTTCTTGGGCATATCAATTAATATTATAAATTAATTAACTTTGTGAATACACTCTTACCAGTATCTTTAGCTATCAATCTTTGGGTTGGCTTCTTTGACTTCTTAGCTTTCTTAAATATTTTGAAGATGTTTTTCATCTTAACTCCTGATTAATTTATTTTAGGTCTTCTCCTGTAAAGTCCTACAGGAACGTTCCACAAGTTCAGTTTATCCCTATCTGCAAACCTATTTACTGTTCCATCAGGAAGCATAATTTCTTGTACGCCCCATCTCTCCTTTGCATACTTGCTTCTAAATCTCGTAGCGACTGTATTGATAGAATCTACCCAACCTTTAGGATATATCTCATTGAATACATCGTGTACTTGCATTTGTTTATCTTTATTGTATTTCCTCATGTTTATCTAGTATAAATTAAACTTTCTTCTGGCAATCGAAACAAAGAACTTTCTTAAACTTTCCCTTTGAATATTCTGCAACTTTTTCCGTAACCTTCTCACCACATACATAACATACATCTGATTGCCCATTCTCAGGGGTTATAGCAGGGCTAGAACTAGCGGAACTGTCGTCCGAGTATCTTTGCACCTTCTCCATTTCTTGACGGCTAGGACGCTTATTCCCAGACATGTCCATATTTGCTAATGCTCTGCCAATTGCAGAGGTTTCGCAGTTCTCAGTCCAGCTACTAAAATTCACAGGCTCATACTCTCCACCTTCCTTGGTTTTTTGTTTCCCCATCCTTTCTTCTTCTGCTATCCCTGTAGCCTTAGGACATTTGTGTGTTTGATCTACCACGTTTAGATATATAAATGCTTTTACCATACTTCTATTACCATCTTGAAATAAAATCTTCGTAATGATTCTTCCATCTTCGTTCTTAGCATAAAAATCTTTTATCCTCTTTGCTACGTCATCGTACTCGCTTAGATTAAACTTTCCCATAATTATAAGTTTCTATAAATTAAAACCTTACTTGCGTGTTCCTTACAGTCTGAACATATACCACTTTCATCAATATCTGCTCCACAGCAATTACTTGCTGTCTCGTGCGTCCCGAAAAATAAATCCGTAAATTTGATCTCCTCGTCATTCAAGTTATATTCCTTATCATTCACATATACCTTTGTAGTTTCTAACCTTGCTATCTCCAATCCTCTCATAAACCTTTCTACTATTTTCTGCCTATCCTCTAAGAACTCTTTGAATATTTTTTCTATTTTTTCGTTCATGGTATTTATTAAACTAAGTTATGTTGTTTAGCTTCTGCGTAACTGTTAGACATCTTGATGACGTTATACATATTGTTCATACACTTTTCGTAGTTATCTGATTTATAGAATGCATTAACGAATGCCTGCGTCTTGGTTCCTGTCTTGGTTTTTGCATACTCTTCGTTCCTAGCCTTGTGGTCTAACTTGATTGGCTTTCTACCGTAGCTTTGATCTATTTCTTTAACAACGTTTGCTATCTGTTTTCTAATACCCATTGTTATATATAATTCAATTTATTTATATCTATATATTAGCATATACAAATAGACCTGCAAGTGCTTATAGTAATTTAATCATCAAAGTCAATGAACTCTTTTCTACTACCCTTTTTATCCTTTTTCTGGTGTTCTAGGCATGACTTCCTACCAATGTTGTATATACTTTCTACCTTTGGATATTTTGCTATGTAATGGAATTCTTGCTCTCCTGCCTTATATGGTTTACTTATTTCCCCAAGCCTCGCAATGTCTATTAAGTCATCAATCTCAAGATAAACCTGTTTAGGTGTTGACGGTATCTTTTCTTTGATATCATCTATAACCCATCTAAAATAAGAATACATTTGGGCTTTCTTTTCGATCATTCCATCCACAAGATTGAATCTTATATCCCCATCACGAGTTATAATTCCCTGTTTGAATAGCCAGTTGGCGTTATCTCTTGTTATCAATCCTACGTCTGTTTTTGCTAAGTCGTTCATATTAAATAAATACTTAATTTAGTTTGCCTCGGTATTCTCTCCAGAGCTTGGCCTTCTCTCGGAGTTTATCAATGCTATTCACTAGGTACTCATCTTCCTCAGTTTCCTGTAGATACAAGATCAAGAACTTCTTTATATTGTTCTTCCAGTTATCATCCATCCATTCATCCTGATTTTTTCTTTTAGAACATATCTGTTTAAGGTTCTGTAGCTTTCTTGTATCAGTTACACCCATTAGAGGCTTTGGATAATTCTTCATCAAGAACTCCTTCAAGGAAATTAGATCTTTATTTCCATAGACTGGCGTAGCCGTATCGTTAGATATATTATTATCATTCTTTACATTATTAACATTCTTGTTTGTGTATCGTTTGTTGTCTTTCTGTTGTCTTTCTGTTGTATCGTCTGTTGTTCCATCTTGGTATTGGCAATAGTTAATTATCTTGGTGATACTTGTTATTTTGTATAATTTCTGTTGTTCTATTTGTCCATCATTTTCTAAAAGTTTCAAGAATCTTCTAACTTTGTTTCTACTCCATTGCCACCTCTTTGCCATGGTAATTTCACTCCACCCGATTCCCCCCCTCTTTATGGTAATCAAATTCCCATGGATTTCAATAACTTTGTCTTTGTGATTCGCATTTAAGAGAAGATCAATCCAAGCCTGTGCTTTTGTAAATGGTTCTAAAAACCATAACTTGGAATCGTTTATCTTTCTATGAAGTTTTATCCAACCATTGTCTTCCATAATATTCCTTTTAACTTTGTAGGGCGTTAAGGAAAGTTAGGACAAACCTTAACGGCCCACAGAGTTACCTAACTAATTTAATTTCTGATAATGTCCTACTTTTCATAATTTAATAATACACCTTTGTTTTACCTGTGCAACTGCTTGTATAATTAACTTATAGGATTATGACTTATCCTTACAGGACGGTTACTTTCTTGGGAATAGGGATTAACTCTTCTACATAATAACTATCGTTTCCTTCGTGTAAATATTTGTATGTCATTCTCTTACCGTCTGCGGTTCTTGATTTACATGGGAAGTAGACAATTTCGCCCATTGCATTGGTTACTTTCTCAATATTATATTCCATGGAAAATTTGATCGCTTCTTTCTCATAGTCGAACTCTTTAATAAGCTTGTCAGTCTTTGGGTTTCTTTTAGGGAAGTTAGAAAACTGGTGTACTTCGTATACTCTCATATTTTTAGTGATAATCTTAATACACTATTATCCTATTAAATCTATATTCACTCAAGTTCTTATAGTAAAAACTAAAGAGGAGATTGTATGTTTGACAGCGAAAGACGCTAGACGTATACAAATCTCCTCAATAGGCACTACAAACCTTTCAACATGCTAAAAGCTAAATCTGTAACTCTGTTACTACCATCTACCTTTACTATCCCCCTATGGATAGTTACAACGTACTGAGACGGATTAGGAATGATGTTATCTCCTATAAGCGTTCCAGTCTCACCCGTTAGAGTGATTAATACCTTTCGGTATTTGCGTGTATCTACCCAGAAAACATAACATAACGGATACCGTTTCCCCTCAAATGGGATTCCGTTGATGGCTATGTCCAACTCTTTCGGGCTTAAACCCTCGTAGGACTGTCGTTCTGTCAGGTATCGGTAATCTATGTCCCTCCACTTCTTGTTCGCTTTCGGCTTCATCTTCATGATATTCCTCCATGGGAACAAGTTGAAATGGAAGTGTACGGATACACTTATGACAGGCGTGATATTCATAATCCACACCAACAGACCTACAAGCGTAGGTTTTTCTGAATTTACCACAGAAATTGCATATTGATTCTACCATTGTAGTACCTCCTGTTAATGAACTGTACGATTAAATTCGTACCTTTATAGCCTTGAAGACTAATCAGTGATGGACACCTCTTAGACGTGGCCACCACTGTTAATCCTCAATTACTTAGAAGACTTAATCAACACTCTCTTAGTAGCAATACTCTCCGTAAGCTTTTGTATTGTATCTGGATCTCCTTGTGCTGCCAAAACCTTTGTTCCAGCTTTAACATAGATTTCCTGTACTACATTAACCACAGCTGTTAATAGTGGAATCAATCCTGCTATTATAATCTGTAGGTACTCATTTGTAACAGCCTCATTAAAGTTAGTCATATCTCTTATGAGAAGATTGATCACGCCTGAAACTATAAATGAAGTAGTTACCATCAAAGCAATCTTTAGCTTTGGGTGAAGTGGATTATAGACTTTTGCAAACAACACGCCGATACTATCGAAAAACTTAGCCATTTTATATACCTGTAAATAATTTAATTAAGACTATAACACCAAGAATAAAAACTGAGATTGTCATTACAAAATATGTAACCACATCATCTTCCTGTCCCATTCTTGATTTATATGAACTATACAAAGAGCGATTTGATTTATCTCTAAATCCACTAAATACATGGTCTATCGTACGCATATATTAACATTAATAACTTAGTCCGATTTAAAAATACTCTGGAGTAAATCGGTAAAGAACTGGATTAATTCCTGTAGGAATGTTTTATGCTCAATTGGCTTCTCCAAGAGAGGGTCTTCGGCTGGAGGTGTGGTTGGTATGCTTGTAGGGGTATCGTTCACTGGTGGGGCTGTAGGAGGCTCAGGGACAGGGTCTGGTGTCGGAGTTATAACTGGAGGAACTACTGGTGGAACAGCTACTGGTTTGTCATTCAAAATATGGTTTGCTGGGTCTTTATAGACTCCATACTTAGTTAATTGACAATGTAGATGATCTCCAAAGCTATACCCCTTATTTCCAGTAACATATATCTGTTGACCAACTTTGATTTTATCACCAACCTTAACGATTTGATCCTTTACATCTCCATGTACTAAACACATTACCCAACCATTTGGATATGAATACCAGATTGTGGCTGCGTCTTTGTAAAGTATTTTGTTGTATGTATAACTCTTCGTATATTTAGTAACAGTACCAGCACCAAATTTTGTAGGGGAGTATATCTTATTTTTGGTTTTATAATTACCCATATCTAGGGCTTTGTGCGAATCCGAATATGGAGTGGTTACATGGACCTTTCCCTTGAATAACGAACTATATATTTCTGCCATGATTATATTTTACTATTTTGATAACTAAGTACAACTACTTACAGTTGGCGTGAAGAAAGTATGATAGCAATTACTGCTCCCACAGCACTTAATATCCAGCCAATTGTGTTTCCTATTGCTACTTGTTTGCTCTTCCAGAATTTATTCTCGTTATATGCTTCCCACATCACTTTATCTCTTTCATAAAGCCCACCATCTCCCTTTATATCAGGGTCCCCAAAGAGTTTAACATAAATCTTATCTATCATGTCGCTCATATTGTCGAGTTTATTACAGAATTGATTCCATTCAACTCTTGTTATTTGCACAACCTCTTTTTCATCTCCTTTAGGCATTATTGTATAGGTAAAAATTCAGTTACATCAGCCAATTGAGACTGAAATAGACATTGCAATAGTATCCCCACACCTACAAGTGTTATTAAAATGTATCCAATTACTATTAGTGTAGTCAGCATTGCATGTAATTTATCGTAATCTAGTTTAGAGTATATCTTTGACACGATATCCTCAACGATTGTTGGCTCATCTTTCTTTGTACCAAACATTGCTTTTTCTATTTTATCCATTTTCTTATTTAGCATTTCAATTTTCGTTTCTACTGCTTCTGGTTCTGGATTCTTGGGCATGGCTTCTATTTCTTAATTTTAAGTCGTCTTTGTGTTACTTTAACTTTTTTTCTTTTAATATTTACTTTTTTTGTTGGCATTTTAAGTTTCATTATATCTTATACGCCATTCTGAAATTAGCTCTTTTTCCGCTGGATGTAGTCCATCCAGTAGCCGAAGCATTAAGTTGAAGCGTTACTACTGTAACAGCAGAGGATATTACGGCAGTCGTTCGACTTGCAGCATCCACAGTTGCGTTGTTATTGATAGAGTTGACATCAGATAATACCTCCAAGTAATTTGTCAATGTTACAGCTGCAAACGGCAAGCCTATTGTGAATGTATTTGCGTTACTTGTTCCGTCTGTCATTCTTATATATATCTGAATTAGTTCTGGGGTAATACTGTTCCACTGGTATATTCCATTAGGAGCACCAGAGAATCCCACGAATGCAGGAACATAGTTGAAGCTAGTTGGAAAACCCACAGGATTATCGATGTATGATAGGTATGTATCTGTTATTGTCGCTGCCGCCATTGCATAATCTGAATTAGTAATCAGCGTAATTGTTGTATTTGGAGAAGAATAAACGCTACTCCCAATGACACCATATTCGTAAGAACTGCCGTCCTTATATCTGACCTTAGTTCCTTTTCTGTACACAGAGGTTACATTACCAGCAATAGTGAAAGCGAAATCTCCTGTTCTAGTCCAGGTATTGGTTACCTTATTCCAACCATCATAATTTACATTAAGATAAACGTTAGTCCTTGAGTCTGTTATATCAGCGTCAACTATGGACGAGAATCCATTAGATACCGCAACCTCGGCAAGTTTAAGATGATTATCTGGTACTGCTGGTGCTGTAGGAGATACTGCTGGTGTGCCTTCAACTGCTATAAGTTCTGCCACATTATTACCCTCATCATCTGGTGTGGCTGTAGGGTCTACCTTGATACAAATGATATCTATTCTAGGATTCCCTGAAATATTGTCTGTTATTGTTACATCGGTGTCCCCACCCATTTTAGCTCTCCAATACCTTTGCTCTGAAAGAGATGTAGCTGAGTAATCTGCGTTTAAGACATAACCAACACCTCCAGCGACAGTTACTTTCTTTCCAGGGGTATCAGCTTGAGTTACCTCATAGTCGTCTGCACCAACGACTCCTGCATTATCTATAAAGTCCTCAGATATGTGCATGTGGTCATTAGCTTCCATCCCTGTAGTAGAGAATGAACCTCCACCAAGGTCTGTGATAGCACCCATTCCATTAATTGATGTTATTTGTATTTCGCTCATGGTTTTATTTTAACATTATGTAAAATTAAAGACTGAATACTTCTGTAGAATCGATCACTTGGTATCCAGTAGCAAACGCCAAGCCTGATGTCGGTGCTATATTTATTGCATACGCTGTGGCTGAAGATGGGTCTGCTAGATATACTGCATGCAAGAATGTAGTACCTCCTGATGTATCCGTAGCCAGTGGATTCTGTCCAACTAAAGATGATTGTTTACCTGTTACAGTGGTAGCCACAAATGGGAGAGGAACATCTATATACAAAGTCCCTGCTGGCAATGTTGCCGTTTCCAAGTCCCAATATATGTTTACCATTCTACCTACCATAGATATCTGCATCTCCTGTTTAATGTTAAAATCATAAGAGGCTTGTCCTCCTCCAGTCGTTACGAATGTCTCTGGTATTGTATAGGTCATTGTTGGGAATCCTGAAGCTGAGGCTTGTTTGTTAAGTGATATTGCAGTAAACGCTCCATTAGTGAAAGTCGCTGCGTCCCCGCCGAGTAAGTATAACCTGTTATTTGTTGTATCTACCCAAGTAACATAAAAGTATTTCGTAGTTGTTTGTGTAATTCTTAAATGGTCTCCAATAGCAAATAAAGTTTCTACGACTAGGTTACTATCCACAGTTATGACATTATTTGCGTGATATATGAACAGGGAAGGATTTAAAGCGTACCAATCGATTAATTGTGGTTGTGTAGTCCTCTCAAGATGGGATACTCTTCTATCAATATCTTTTACTTTATCTAAGAATATTTCTGTTTGCATACTGTTATCCATATATTTCAACCTCTAAACTTATTGTTTTAACTCCTTCATTATCTACCGAAGCTGGTATACTTTTAACTCTGGCTTTTCTATTAATAAACTCAAGATGGTTTCCTATCTTTAGATTACAAATAACAGTATCCCCGACCTCAAGGCCCGATTTGTTTAGTGTACTACTTGGCATTATTATTAGATTTAACCTGTACCCCTCAACCTTGTTTTCGTTGAGTAAGGTCTCACCTTTCTTTTGTAAGGTATCATACTCCGATACGTCCGAGGCTTTTTCATAGCCCTCTATTCTAGTGTACGCTTGTTGAGACGATGGGTCGCTACTTTCATAGATAAGTGGTATACCCGTGCCAGACCCTTCCACGATTACAGTATTATATAATTCTGATATTGTTGTCCACGATACAGAGGATACATTTATACCCATTTCTAGTTTCCCCAAGTCCTCTCTAACGCTCCCCTTCGTAGGGTAGTATACATTGAACAAGACTGAACTTAATCGGCCATCAGAATCGAGTACAGGCTCGAAACCAAAATCAAACCCGTTTATTACATTTGCAAGGTTAGTTAGAGCTTCGGCAATCTCATAAGTTTCATAAGTCCTATCTCTTAACATTGAGGTAGGATTCAAGCCCTGCGTTATTAGTAATGTTCCATTAGTTTCTGATTGTGAGGTATTTATTAAATCCCATGCTATTGCACTTTGTTGTACCTGTGAATATATCTGACTCTTATTAGTATTTCTAAACTTGAAATAGTACAGCCATGAATAACCTGTAACAGTAATATATCCGTCTAAATCTTCATAGTCTCCCGTTTGATTAGCCATTGGACCAAACCATACACAAGTGCCATTCTCTTTTATTACTATAATAGTACTCATTCTCCTCATGTACTTAGGTTTAGCATATTCATCAAGGATATTTATGTCAAAGGTGCACGACCCTACATCTAAAAGAGCTGCTTCATAGGTAAGATTAGAGAACGTTAAACACTCCCCGAGATACTCGAATTCTGCACTTGCCACATTAAGATTGTAGAACTCTATACTAAACACTTATATATTGATTGGCATAAGTTAATTCAAGAGAAGCACCCGCAACGTCTGCTCCTGTGAATACAATGTTATTATTACCAGTCTGTAGTCTGAAATAAGTCCCATTGAAATACTGATTATATTCATTATTCTCGCCAGCATGAATTCCACTCTCATCAAATGAAATGGATATTGGGCCTGTAGCTGCATTTACTGTCATTTCCAATTGGAATGTTTCCCCTGTGGTTTGATTTGTTACTCTTGGATTAGTTATACCAGGATTTATCGTATAACTTGGGTATGAACCATACTCCCCTGTGATATCAATTGTTACTGTATTAGTAGCCTTTCCTCCTAGTGGTGTAGGTACAACCGTGGAAACAGGAAACCCTGAGACTGAGGCTGCGTAGATCGTAACAGTTGTGTAAGCTCCTCTATAATATGGATTCTCAGCAGACACAACTACCTGAAAGTCTCCTTCGTATGCTTTTCCTTCTTCTTCTTGAATTACGGGTAGACTTATTGTTTTACAATCAATGTATCTTACATCTCCGTTAGATAGCGTTATCTCAAGTGTCTTTGAACTTCCGTCACCTATTGCAAAAGCGTTTATTAGATTCCTCCATGCTGTTTGATAATCGCTTGCTGTATCTCCAATCATTACTCCTCCAATGGTTACTGTTCTGCTATCATATAATCTCTTCCAAATGATTCTACCGTCCCTTCCTGTTATTACTTGAGAGCTTGTTCTAATTGGTAAATCAGTTAAGTCTATATCATTAAAGACATAGTGGTCATCAAATGTAAATGTTCCAAATTTTAAGCTATACATTATCTTAGTTTCCTATACATCCAATTTAGATTTCTTGATAGTACTGCCATACTAACTCCGTTACCAACGTTAAAAACATTGTTCACCGTCATCTGTTTTCCACTTTGTTTTCCAAGAACACCCTCAGTCTCCCTATTATTAAGAACCCTTGCACCTTTCTGTCCGTAGATTAACTCAGGCCCATTCTCATCTACAAGTGCTGTATTCTTATTGATTATTCCTCCTGTAGCCCACGAACCACCACCAGCCCCAGCACCGACTTTGATCTCAGGTATTTTAGCAGGTATACCAAGAATTCCTTCTATTAGGTCTCCAATCGCAGAACCAGCTAAGCCAATATTCTCGTATAGATTAAAGAACCCCTTGATTGGGTTTTTAAGAGCTTCCCCTATATTCCCAAGGTATTCGAGTATCTTATCTTTCATCTCCTGTAATTGAAGCTTCATATTATTAAGATATCCAACAATCCCAGAAGCAATGGTAACGAGTCCTGTTATAAACCTTATGGCTAGAACCAACGCCCCTACAACAGTAATCCCAATTAACGTAGCCAAAGTTTCAAAGAAGAATTTCAATTTTTCTTTGTCTTCTTCACTCATATTTAGGAATTCACCGAGTTGCCTTCCCAACTCTTCTATTGCTGGAATAAGTTCTTTTTTTATCATGTCCCACAAGAATTCAAATATTGGTTTAAGAACTTCATCGTAGAACTTCTTCATAGGGTTATATATTTTGTTTATAAACCAAGTACGAACTTCCTCCACCTTTAGCATAAAATCATCATAGAATTTTATTAGATTCTCAGAGGTGAATGTTTCCGCCATCCACGTCTTTATTTCCGTAAATTTGTCCTTTACCGTCGTTATGAAATCCCCGAGTTTTTTCCCAACTTCTATTGGATCTAATCCTAGTGCTGTAAGCAAATCGAAACTGAATCTTTGGAAGCCTTCTTTCATTGCAGGGATACCACGCTCAAATATCCATTGTATAGCCTCTTTTATTTTTACAAAGAATCCAACTATTTCTGGTGTAGCACCAGAGAACCAATTCAGGAAACCTTCAGCCAATCCTTTTACAAATTCAAATATGCCCGTCTGTTCCCCAATCTCCCAAGTTAATTGTGTGAACGTATCTTTTATATTGCTCCATATTCCAGCTAGGGTCTTAGACTGTTTGACCATAAGATTCTTAAATTGGTTCTGTTCGATTTGCTGTATGGTTTTTAATACGCCCTCGTAGGAAATATCTAAATCTGCAATGTTACCTGTTAATTCCTCTACACTAATACCAAGGGTCTTTGCTAATTCTTTTGCAATAGGTAATCCAGTCTCCGTTAATTGCAAGAATTCTTGTCCTGCTAATTTCCCTTTTGCTCTAATTTGTCCTAAGGCTCTGATAATGATAGGCAAAGAATCCTTCCCCAGGCCTGCTGCTATATTACCAACTGTAGTAAGCGTAGGTATTAACTCACCACTGGCAAAACCGTAGGCTAGCAATTGTTTAGTGTATTTCTGTAAATCAGCCAACTCGAATGGGGTTTCTTTTGCAAATGTAGCCAGTGTTTCTAATAAGTCTTTTGCCTTTTCTGCACTACCAAGCATAGCTTCAAATGCTACAGTATTCTGTTCAAGTTCTGAGGTGTTTTTGATCACTGCTACAGTAAGAGAACCAAGGGCAGCCGCGGCGACTACCGATAGGGCTGTCGCCAGTTTTCCTAGTTTAGCTACTAATGCTGAGGAAGAGTTCCCAAACGTGGTCATACCGTTATTGGCTTGACCAAGAGAGGTCATGTACTGTTTGTTATCGAGTGTTAGTTTTGCTGATAGCTCTCCTAGAAGGTTCATTCGTTGTTTTTAATGTAGAATTAAATAGGGCAACATCTGCCTTTTTCTTACCACTATATTCTACACTTTTGTTATCCTTAGACTTAGACGTCTTAATATTATTAACCGTCTTGTAAAATTCTATATAAGCAATTACAACGGAGTACGGTAGAGATTGGATATATTCTAATGTCCAACCCGTGTCCCTTGCGATTAGGAACTCGATTTCTCCGACCCCGCTGGCACTTTTTTTAGTTTAACCGAATTCATAAGCCCTTCTACAATTAACCCGATTTGTCTTACTGACATACTTTTAACGAAAGCTCTTTTTTCTTCTATAGCTCCTTCATAAGAACCCATTAAAGAAACTATAACTTCTGCTAGCTTGTCCACTATGTCTGCGTCCCCCTCTTTTATATCCTTATAAGTAGATATTGATTCAATCTGCCCTAATGTAGCTTCTTGAAGGTTGAGTTCTATACTATCCACTTTAACAGTGAATGTTGACTTCTCTAATATTGGTAAATTCATGCTCCTAATGAATTAATTTAATTAAGCGTTCTCTGCACCTGAGTCTACTACAAGTTTGATTTCCTTACACATAATGTCTATGGTTTTGCTTCCATATCCTTCTGTTGAAAGTGCATCATTGTTTGTAGAGATTACTGGGCCGACTAATTGATACTGATATTGTCCACTTACTGTTCCATCATCATTATCAACATTTACAGTTACGAAGATTGTAGCGTCATCCTGTTGTCCGTCATATACCTCATACTCTGTTCCACCTGATACAGGAGAAGAAGAACTGAAGAAATACTTGGAAACCTGAGACCATTGACCTTGGACTGTGCATGATAGACTTTGCTCTAATGAACTTCGTCTTATTGCTCTCTTCTTTATAGAGTTTAGAGTTCTCAAGTCTTGCATTGTGAACCCCTGATTGATTGTGATGTCAGAAACATCTACATTGTACCCACTTGCGAGGGTTAGAAATCCAGAGTTAAATGAAATTGATTCACTAACTGCTGAACCTACTGCTGTTTTTCCCATTTTATTTAATTATTAAATTAACCTTTTCCCCAAATTCGGAATCTGAAAACCTTGCTCCAAAGGTCTCTTTCCTCTTCAGGTAGATCTAGCTCTCCGCTATATCTAATCCATACTATGTTTTTGTTCCAGTTCTGTCTATACTGCAAAAGTGTGTATACCCTAGCCACTATATCCTCACACACCGTTTTATTCTTACCAAATACTCTGAATTCTATTGTGATATCCCTTGCATTAGGTGGTACTGTCCTAGAATCCCCACTAAATACCTGATAGGTTAAACAAGGAAAGCTCTCAAAGTTCTTCGGTATAGTACCAAATATCTTGCTGTTACCTGACGTAGCACCAAGCAGCCCGTCTAAGGTTGAATCTGATGTTAATACTGTATATATATCTTCTTGTATTGTCTTCATGACTTTAATGTAGATAAAATTACTTGCCTTAAAGTTTCTTGGCTATTCTGAATCCCATGAGTAAAATAATGTCTACCAGGGAATCTTGAAGTTCCAAACTCCACGGCTCTAGCGTATGGTACATTAGTACCAAACTCTCCGACTACTCTTTGTGCAATCCCCATTCTCTTCTGAGTATCTACACTGTATATACTGTCCCTACCTACTCTTGTTGCAAGACTACCCTTTAATCTCCCCGTCTTGACTGGTACAAACGGCAATGTGTATGACCTCATGACCTCTAGCCCTCTCGACACGGCTAGAACAGATTTATTGCTTATTGAAGACATGTTTTTACTTATTCCCCTAGGTATTGTGTTCTTAATTATTGTTAGTCCCATTATTTATTCTCTAAAGTAATCTCATTGTGATCTAAATCGGTTGAATTGGCTTTCACTGCTGGATTGATTCCATCTACAAGTCCCAAGTACAGTCCTGTATCGTAGTTGGTTATTTCATCTTGTGGCAGTAACACATACTCAGGTGGTATATATATGATTGTTTTATTAACAGTTCTTAACCCTCCACCGTTATATTGAATAGTTTCACTGTAACTTTCTATCCTGCATGGTATGTAATCATTTGAGTTAACTGCACTTGATGAATTCGTGAAAGTACCAAGACTATCTTGGCTATTATTATAGTAACGCAGTGCTGTGATTTTGTGTATGTATAAGCTATCTAACATTGCTAAGTTTGTAACGTTTAAGTAAATCGATTACCCTACTCATTTTTGCGTCACTCTCGGCCGAGGAATTCTTCTGAGAGTATGTTTGCGTACTAAAGGAGTCGATTCCACTTACAACATCAAAACCTGCGAATAGATAATCTACCAATAGTGCTGTAGCCATTCTTACATCGTAAGGGACTTCGTTATCTGTTTCAGTACCAGAGTAATCAACCTTGTAACCAGACACATATCTAACCCATATATTGTTTGCCGACTTATCTATATAGTATGGGTATGGAACTGTAGCACTTTTACTAAACGTAGGTAAGATTTTTATAATCCCCTCTGCTGTAAGTACTTGTAGATATGTATCAGATATCTCAGTAAACGTACCAACTACCTGAGTCCATACTTTTGTTACACTTACAAGAGGAACATTCATAAGTACAAACTGGTTGTACTCTGAACTTCTTAATACCTGATTAGGGAATATCTCATCAATGGTTTGCTGTAGGAAGTATCTATTGCACATATCATCTACCATACCGCAAGCTGCGATAATAGTATCGTTAAGATATGGGGATTTTGTTACATCCGTAGAATATTTTACTAGGTTCGGAAACATACTTGTCCGAATCCAACATTCATCGATCGTTGTTGGATGCCTAGGATTGTTCTTTGTACCATCTGGCGTTAAAGACATTGTTTGATAACATTAACTTATTTTATACTTTAATATTATCATTTTGTCCTAACCTAGAACTTTCTATCTAAATAATCAACTAATTGTTGTGCAACGGTTACATTGTTGTAGTTTTCAAGTACAAACTTTCTAGCTTTCTTACCTTTCTTCTCTGCTTTGTCCCTATTGTTGTATACCTCTCTCATAAGCTCTACAAGGTGGTCTACGCTAGGTTCGGCCCATTGCATACCATCTGCTTGTAATGAAGGTGGATAGCCCTTCCAATCGCCTCTAGGGACGTCCACTATCTTATAGTTCAATGGATATGCTACATCAGGGAGTACAAAGTCTCCAGTTCCACTCCAATTGGTCGCTATGGTTGGAAGTCCAACACACATAGCCTCTAGTGGTGGTAATCCGAAGCCTTCTCCCCTTGTAGGGAATACAAAACAGTTAATCTTTGCAAAGAACTCTGATATTAGTTCCTTAGGGCTTAATGATTGAGTATACAAGCGGATTCTATCATCGCTCTTTAGTAGTTCACCATCGGCAAACCAGGCGTGAGCAATACCGCCAACAGGAATAGTCTTAATGAATATGCCTACATTAGGGTAGTCCTTCTTAGGGAATGCCTTTCTGAATGCTTTTACGAGTACATCAGTACCTTTTCTATATGTAAGTGTACCCATTGTTCCAAATATGAATTCATCATCTTTAGGTGGCTTGACCTCAGGGAAATTGTCCACCTCAAGGCCAATAGGGATAACTTCCACGTCTCTTTTGACACCACTATCGATAAAGGCTTGCTTCTGGTGTGAACATGGTACAATTACCCTTTCGCAACTGTTATTCATGTTGTCTACCCAACTCTGTGGAATTCTTGAGGCTTCTAACATAGTATATCCTATATATCTTTCCGCTACTCTGTTCTTGAATTCAAAGGCAGGGAAGCATTTAACATAGAATGAATCTATTTTGTCCGTAGTCCTCTCTAATATCTTTGATAATCTGTCAGGAATATAGTGTAAATCCGTTCCTTGCCATGTACTAGCCACAACAGATAGATTACAAACCTTGTCCAATCCTAGCATGAACCCTGAAGAAGCGTTACCATAGCCGTTGTTATACCCTATCGGGCCGTCCCAAATGAGTTTCCTGTCATCTTTCCACTTAGCGGGGTCAAATGGGGAATATGGAAATGAGGTCTTTTCGCTTACAGCTATCGTATATTCCTTGTTTCTAGCTAATTCCAACGCCATAGAATCTGGAATCTCACACGAACCATTCATAAATTGATAAATCTGCCCTTTTAGGAATACAGAAATGTTTGGATACCTTTCACAGAATACTTTCATACTATTTTGCTCCTTAATTTAAGTAGGGAAAGTGGAGCGACTTTCCCCATATACATTCTACCTTTTAGTACATTGCTCCTATGTACTTTTTCCTAAATAGAATATAGCACATTGTACAAAAAAGGGGGTGTTTTACCACCCCCTTTTCAAAATCTACCAATAGACTTAGAGAGTATCTAAGACGTTCGTGATTTTTGCCATCCATGGTTCAGCCTTGACTTCCATGGCGGTATACTCATTGACAAAGAAATCTCTCTTGTCAGCGGTTCTACCTAACTCTTCCATTCCAAGAGCCTGTAAATCAACCATTTTGATATAAGGCATAGATAGAATGAACACTGTTGAAGTTGTTGCACCACTTGGAGTACTTGTTGATCCATTATCCAAAGGATATGTGTTCCCAGGATTAATGAAGAAATCAGGTTGTACATTCAAGTTTCCAATGCTTGTTAAGATATTCTTTACTCTTTGTCCGTAGACAATATTATCTCTAACTTCACCACTTACAACTGTAACTGAGGTTGTACTCTCATAGAGGTTACTGATTTTGTCAGCTACTCTGAATGATGTGAACATATCAGTTGCGAATCCACCCTGTTGACCAATTAAGTTACAAGCCTGGTCTATCAAAACCTTTGATATTGTTGCACCTGCAGCGTCTACTACGTTAGTAGTAATCAAAGAATCTAAACCATTGTAAGCAGCTTCTCCTGTAGTTGGGTCTATATAGGTACTATCACCCCAGAAGTTCAACCACTCTTCAGCTTGAATTGCTCGTCTTGTAGTAGCCTCAATCTCCTCTGCGTATAGGTTTACTAATGCAGCACCTTGAGCTTGTGCCATTCCTGTTACTGTTCCGCTATAACCAACTGCTTTGTAGCTTGTGGTTCTAGTGTAGTATAGGCTGGACTTTGCTTGTGGCAATGCACCATCACCATATACTGCTTTTCTTGGGTCTGTACTCTCACCTGAAGCAAATAATGCCTTTCTTAGGTTGAATGTGAATGCACTACCCACACCCTGTCTTCTTGAGACCATATCTCTAAAAGGTGTATTTCTGTTTGCGATACTTAGCAAAACGCCATCCAAATCCTGTCTTGGTGTTATTGCGTTTGCTGTCCCTACGGTAGGACCATTGATATCAGATGTATCGATAGCTTTCTCAATTCTTTCGACATTCTCCGACACTAATTTTCTAATGTCTTTCATTGTTCTTGTTTTTAAATATTATGCTAACTGTTCTGCCACGTCTGTTATAGTCTTAGGCTTGTCTTCGTTGTCGGTTGATTTCTCAATAACTGGTAAACTTGCCCTTGTCTTTTTCTGAAGTGGTAGCCTTTCCAAATTCTCGACCTTATCCTGAAGTGATTTAATAATTACGTTGTTTTTTTGAATCATTTCTAAAGCTTCCTCAATTGGTGTTAGAGGCTTTGGCTGCGAAACAGGTTCATCGACCTTATCAGTCTTATTAACAACTAGCTTACTAACCAAGTCAGTCAAATTCTCGACTTTCTGGTTTAACTGTTCAATTTTATCCTCTTGAGATTCAGATTTGTCTTCCTCAGCAGAATCGGTAGTTTCCACTTCCTCTTCTTGCTTAGATTCCTCTTCTTGAACTGCCTCTTGGGCTTCTTCTTGAGCATCATTCTTTTCCTCAGCTACTTCTTCGGATTTCTCCTCTTCTTTAGCTTCAGTGGCCTCTGATACTTCCACAACTTCATCAACCTCCTCAGATTTCTCTGGTTCGATTGATTTGGTTTCTTCTACAACAGGTTCTACCTGCTCTTCTTTTATAATCTCTGTCATTTCTTGCTCCTTTTTAATATTATCTTCTTGAGTCTTTTTATAACTCTTAGAAACTACTTCCAAAAATGATGGCTGGTAAGCAGGCCTTGTTGTTATGCTTATAGCCTCTGGTTGAATATCAATGTATTCAGTAATGAACTTCTGTAACATTTCACTGTAAACAGTCTTAGCCTTTTTAAGTAATCCTTCTACAGAAAACGCATACTTTTTACCTTGCCCTACCTTTTTGACGAGGTATGGTACTGCTGGATGTTCTTTGTCTAATCTAGCCTTAATAAACAAACTATCGTCTTCTAATAGTCTAGCCTCAACAACTTCTCCAAGATTTGCCAATACTTCTCCCTTTTCGTGGTTATCAGTAAGTGGTAGAGGCAATCCATCTACGAACTTCTGTAATGCACTTCTGCTAAACCTACAATCATCTAAGTCCTCGCTTGTTCCACTTGCTATACCTTGAACAAACCAGTCCCCTGATTCCTCATAAGCCTTTTCAATTTGTACAAAGTATTTGAAATCTCCCATAAGAGATATTGTATCACTTCGTTTTTTGACTACTTTAGACATCTAAATCGTTGATTAAAAGTTTAATCTGCTCCGTCTCACTCATTCCTTCTTCTGCTTCCTTGATATCATCTTTGTACATACCTATCTCCTTATCTAATCCAAGTAGCATATCCTTTTTCTTCTGCTCTCTAATCAATTTCCTTACTGTTACCATGTTGCCATCAGCGTCTTCCACTTCTGCTAACATGAATAACTTAATAAACTTTCCCTTACTCTTTTCTACTTTGTACATCATTGTTCCAATGTGTATAAATTTATATATAACTTATTATAGTATTTTGTTTAATTTGGACTCGCACACGGTGCTCGATACTTTTTACCAGCGATTGGTCCTTCAATATCTAAATAAAACTGGTAGAAGTTTGCGTCCTCATTGGTTGCGTCTTCATCTCTATCTGTGAACACTACTAGGTATCTTGTATCTGTTACATGAGCATAATTTTGATAACCATAGAACGTAAGAGTAGAGTCTACAATCGGCCTATCTATATGTGTATCCTTTCTATATCCAGTAGGTGTAGAAAATGCATCCTCTGCATAAGCCCAATAGATAAACAGTCCTTCATCATTTATATTGTATTTAGCCGTGGTGTAGTACGTCCTTCTATCTGCTCCCAAGACGATTAGTTTATCTCCGTGTAAGAATGTGGTCGGTGCAGGAGTAAAATAGGGTGCTCCTATGTTTGTCCTTGTCGGTGTACTCCATGTTGCACCATAGTCATCACTCGTAATCTGGTAATAATTAGAGCCATAGGTGGTATAGTTTTGGTCTCTACATATACAGATTATCTTACCCCCTCCAATATACGAATAACTCGGCTCGCTTAAATTGTATTCGTGGCCAACGGTATAGTCCCCGACAATCACTTCATCTCCCCATGTAGCTCCGTCCGTGCTAAATTGTACAGACAGTCTATAACTTGTAGCCTCGTCAAAGAAGCCTTTCATATACCCTTTTGTAGGAACAACTATTATATTTCCGTAAGCCACAGGGTCAGTAAGAGAGGAAACAACGTCCACTGGGTCGCTCCATGTGTCTCCATCATCATCACTGTAAAAGGTTACCCCTGTTTTTATGGCAGGAGCGGTATAAT